ATGGGAAGGGTGGGAAGATTAATCCCAATGAGCCAGATGCAAAGAGAATCGCTGTGAGGTTGGCTGAACGCATGGGCTATAAGGTAAGCAATAATGCACTGGTTGCAAAGCTGCCAGAAGACATGCCATACAATGGCTTTTTACCAACTAATCCCGTCTACGGTAATCAATAATTATAACTATGGCTGAAGTACTTTTAATATCAGAGAACTTTGTAAAGAAGTATACCACCGTTAACGGTAGTGTTGACCCTAACTTGATTTACCCCGCTGTGTATTTGGCGCAGGATAAATGGATGCTTCCATTTTTGGGAACTGATTTAATGAACAAGATCAAGACCGATGTAGCGGCGGGCACAATTAGTGGCAACTATCAAATATTGCTTGAGGATTACATCCAAAAACCACTGCTGTGGTGGGTGATGCTTGAACTCATGCCACAGTTAATGTACCGCATGGACAATGGCACACTGGTGCAGCGTCAATCAGAGGACACTGTGCCCGTCAGCGACCTTGTTATGAAGGATATGCTCGACCGTGCACGTCAAAACGCAGAGCACTACACGACATTGCTCGTTGATTACTTGTGTGCGAACGCTTCGCTCTTCCCTGAGTACTCAACTGCAACATGGCCTGACCGTTCACCACGCACCGACGTGACAAACACACTTAACTACCAGTTCAGCAGCGGTAACACGGCCACATCGTTTCGTCCTACCTACTCACGCAATATCATTAACCGTATACCATGAGTGATAAGAAGAACTTAAAGCAAGATTATACCGAGCGTTTGCGCAAGTATGAGCGTGAACTTTCATTAAAACTACGAGCCAATGCACCCAAAGAGCAAGACAAAACTAAACGGTAGTGCACGGCCTAAGTCACTGCGCTATTTGCTGCAACTCTACGATGGGGTGTGGTCGATACCTCTTGCATTTTTGCTTTTCTTTTTAGCCGGGTACGCTAGTTTTGAGTATTTCGGTGATGCACTCATAAGCACTGAATACATCCAGTATATAGTACTTGCCGCACTTGTTATGGTTGTGGCAAACTTTGTCGTATTCATGGGGCTGTATTTCAATTTTCGGACACTTCAGCGCATGGTTTATTCAGCACAAATCAAACAGCAGGCACTAACTGATTTGAGCACATGGCAAAAGATAGTGTTATACGTGGGCTTGTACTTTGCCTACTTTGCTGCCTTCCTGTATATACTTCATTTGCTGATGACGGTTACTGCGTAAGGGTAACAGCGGCAAGCTATGTTGGTGTAAAGGAGAAAGGGGGTAACAACATGGGGTTTAACTCCCCACAACTCACCGCACTTATGATTGAAAGTGGATGGAAGAAAGGCCACGCGTGGTGTGCATACTTCGTGCACGCTATGTTGAATGAGTGTGGAATAGTCAACACTATTACAGGTTGGTCACCTACTGCCTACAATCGCAAAGATGTGATATTCGACGGGGGTAAGTTCTTAAAGTCTTTCAATGATGGGGATGTGTTAGTGATGACGCTATCATACTCCAGTTTAAAGGGCAGGTATAAGAGCATTGGCCATACCGGGATAGTAGATAAGATAGGCAAGTACTCAGTGCGCACGATTGAAGGCAATACAAACGAACAAGGCATGCGCGATTCGCGCACACGTGACGGCGTTTATTACAAGATTAGGCCACTGAATAAAAACATACATATCACACGATGGAAAAAGCAAGGATAAATCCGATGTTGATCTACGCACTTGGACTATTAGCAACAGGCGTGCTCATTATTCTACTATTTAAAGGGTGCGGAAGGCCGCAGACTAACCCGGCAGTAGATAGATTGTACAAGATGAATGACAGTCTATACAAAGTGATTGAGAGTAACACCGCAAAAGCAGACTGTTTGTATTCACGCATTGATAGTTTGACCATGCAGCGTGACACGATTATACAACGTCAAGAAATAACCAATGAAATATACCGCAATGAGACATACAATATCCTTAGTTCTGATGCTGCTGGTAGCGATAAGCAGTTCCGCGCAACGCTCCAAAAGTCAGACAGCCTCCTCAAGTCTGGATTTTACACCAAAACTTACAACTTACGAGCTGCAGCTAATGAATCTAAACTACAATAGCATGATGTACTGGTATGAAACATCTATGGAGATAGATAGTTTGTATCAACTTGAAAAATTAAAGACGCATTATTACAGCAAGATTACAGGCATACAGGCAAACAGCTACGAGACACTAAAGACAATTTACGAAAACAAGCAAGCAATTGAAAAGGCAATCGCACAGGAGAAAGAAATGCAGATAAAGGATTTGAAAAAACGCAATCGCAAGCTAATACTACACAACACAGTGCTGAGCATTGGGCTTTCAGCACTGGCAATATCAACTGTATACTTTGTAATCTTATGACCATTGAACCTAAAGACGTGCTAACCGTAGTTGCCGGGGCTGTGTCACTAAGCGGACTTTATTACGCACTCAAAAGAAACGTCGACAAATTAAACATCACCGTGCGAACTATGGACTCACACCACAAAAGAGAAATCAGTGCTATACATCATCGCATTGATGAGATTAAGATAGACACTAAAGAGACTATCAACAAACTGGATGGGAAGATTGATGCGATACAGCAGCAGAATGCTTTGATATCAGCTAACCTAGCTGAACTCACAGGCTACTTGAAAGCTAAACAATAAACACTATGGCAAGTAAATATGTCGAAGTCTACAAAGAAATATACAATGGAACAGGCGTAATCAGTGAGCGTGTGAGAATGGCAATGGAGCATTACTCCGTGCCACTTTCGTTTAAGTCATTCTTCCGCATGTATCAAAATTGGCGCAACCATAACTATGGTGCGGAAAAAAATGTTTCATTCGGTGCTGCTAAGTTGCAAGACCATGTTCCCGATGTCAGGAAGACGATGCAGCCAACGGGGCAGCTTGACAAGTTGAAGCATTCACTCGGTGAGTTTAATGACATCTTGAGTGAATTAAAACCCGAAGCGCACAACCCGCTCGACCTGCCCCCATCGCAGGAGTCAAACTACCAACCATTCAAGCTACCGATAAACCATAACAACATTCTTTTAATCGGTGACATCCATGTGCCGTATCACAATATACCTGCGCTCACACTTGCGTTGAAGTATGGCCTTGAGAATGACGTTAACACCATACTATTGAACGGTGATATAATAGACTTCTACGCTATCAGTCGTTTTGAAAAGGACCCAAGAAAGCGCAATTTTGGACATGAGGTCTTGATGACACGCCAATTTCTTACAACTTTGAGGCAGTTGTTTCCAAATGCTGCGATCTATTACAAGTGCGGCAATCATGATGTGCGCTATGACCATTATATCATGCGTAATGCCCCTGATTTGCTTGGTATGAATGAGTTCTCATTCCAAAGTTTGATGAAGCTCGATGAGTTAAACATCACATTTATTCCAGATAAACAAATCATCCGTGCCGGTAATCTTACAATACTACATGGGCATGAGTTGGGCACATCTGTATTCAGCCCTGTGAACATCGCACGTGGTCTATTCCTTCGCGCAAAAGACAATGCGCTGTGTGGCCATCATCACCAAGCATCTGAACACAGTGAGCCAAACATCAACGGCAAGTTGACTACGTGCTGGAGTGTGGCGTGCCTGTGTGAGTTGCACCCTGACTACATGCCCATCAACAAACATCACCACGGCTTTGCACATGTCAAGGTAATGGATACAGGTGAGTTTGAAGTGAGCAATTACCGCATAGTGAATGGAAAGATTAGATAACAAAAAGCCCCCACGTTAGGGGGCTAGATGCATCAATTTAAACACTATGCGATAAACACAATAGAAGATACAAAGTTAGTACAAATGAAGCGCAAAAAACATCCGAAAGTTGTACATCGCAAACTTGGTCGTGAGCGTGCGCACGGGATGTATCTGAATAACGTGATAGAGATTGACCCTACACTAGCACCGATGCGATATCTCATTGTACTTATTCACGAATACTTGCATCACATTCAGCCTGAGTGGAGTGAGGAGAAAGTTGATGCAGAAGGTGAAGCTCTTGGTCGCTTTCTTTGGAAGCAAGGCTATCGCAAGGTTCATCAGTAATCAAAACTTATCCGCTATCCCGGCATGAAGTAATTCCGTGTGCAACCATTCGCGCAGCTTGCCTACTAAGTCGTACTGCTCTTCGGTTAGATCTTGGTACTTTTCAAGACTACGCAGGTGCTGCCTAAATTCATCAATCATGTCAAAGTACTTCACACCATTCACAGCGCAATCGAATGCGTGCTGGTCGTGCTTAAGGTCAAAGGTCAGTGTTGCTTTCATCTTGTGTTCTATTTGGTTTTCCTGCTTTGCAATCTGTGTAGCCGTCATTGTAGGCATTGAGTATGTGATTCATCTCAATCGTTTGTGCCTTCATCATAAACGCGTCTAATTCTATCCATGATATCTTGACCGTTGACCCTTGAAATCTTTTGCGCAGTGACTTGCTAAGTGTGCGCAGTGCGGTTTCTTTTTTATCTTGATCCATGTTGTTATGAGTTAATTCTAATTGCTTTTCTTTTTGGCATTGCTGATATTCCTATGGTATAACATCTGTATTCGTTAATAGCAATGGGCACATTCGACTTTCTCAGTATGTTTAAATAACGATACGCCGTGCGTTCAGTAACCGATAACTCCTGCGCTATTATACGAATTGGTATAGACCGCCTTTGAAGTTCCATCATAAGGTAGATGCATTTTGCTCCACGTGACTGAAACGATGTTTTTTTATCATTGCTGTTTGACATAGATTTCTTCATTAATTCTTTTTAATATTCGGTAGTTCTCGTGGTACTTCTTGCTTGTCGCTGGCTTATCATCAAGATAGGCGTGCCGGAGTAGGCGTAATTCATCGACGCTAAACTGGCTGAGTTGCTTTCGGCTGAGTCGCATTGAGTTTTAAGATTTCTGATTTGACGTGTTGATAGTAGGCTTTGATGGAATAGAACTCACCAGTGCCGGCGAAGTCTTGCATGATGTCGCTAGGTGCATTTGCTAATGCTTCATCCACGCAATAGAGGGCAGCGTTAAGTGCTTTGATGTGCACTTCAACTAAGCTACCTTCCTGCTTGCCATTCTCGATGATGTCAAAATAGTTCGAGTACAGTTGCCATGCCTTTTCTTTTGCTTTCATCTTTGAGTTTATTGATTAGTTCTATAACCTGGTCTTTGTTGTAGTAGTGCTGCATCGAATTGCGCACGTGGTCTTTTAGTTGGTCAGCGGTCATAATCATCTCATTTCCCGTTTTTGATTTTCCTGTTCTATTAATAGACTATCCATAAAATACTTGGATAAAATTGCTCGCTTATTATCGCTGAGTGTATTGATTTCGGTCAAAGTCATTTTAGCAACTTTCATGAGTATTATGATTTGCTCGCACCATTTTTCTTCTTCAGTCATTGCTCACCTCCTTTGTATGTTTCGTTGTAGTATTCACATGCCCAAGTAGTCGGTTCTGAATTTGGCTTATGTATAATTTGATTGCATCCAGCTATATAACTTTTTTCAATTTGCTGTTGCTCATCTTCCAAAAGATTCTTCATATCATAAAGAAAATTGCGCGAATCCAAACTATAAACGTTAAACAAATTAGGCGCATACTTTTCTACAATCCGCATTGCCTGTTGTAGTGCTGTTAATTGACTCATAGTGCTAAGGTATTAAGGTATTCACGCCACATTGGTACACGCTCTTGCAGCTTTGCAATTGCTTCGGGGTCAAACTCAACGACCTTCTCATGTATGCGCTCATGCACCGGGATATCGTATGTCCACTCAGTCGTTTCCAAGTTCGCATCTGGATAGTCATCTAAGAACCTGCCCATGTCATAGATCATATTCTTTTCGATACGCTGTGCTTTCTTGACAAATGTAGGGTCAGACTGTGAATCAATCAAGTTCATGCGGCGTGCAAGTCTGTACTTCTCGTCGTTAATCATTTGCAGCGGTGCGTTCACTAACACGTAGCAAAATGTAGCACGCGGTGCACCTGTTAACCAGCAGTACGCTTGACCTTGCCAATAGTAATCTTTGCTAATGTCGCTAGTCATAGCATCAAAGAAAGTATGTATGTCCCATGATGATTTAATGTCAGGAACGTTTACTACCAAATCCGTCTCATCATCTTTGATAAGAAGGTCAGGTGTGCCTTTGATGAAGTCATTTGCAAACATCTGCTCATTCTTAAATACAATCTCACCACGGTGTCTGCGCCACATGTCTATCGCGTCATTCTCAACGGCTAGACCTTTCTCAATAAACTTGTTTGACATCTCTTTGTAGCGGCTGTATTTGTTCGCTACGTAGATTTCCAGCAGTGCGCTCTTGGTTGTTTCGCTAAGTCCTGTCTTAGTGCGTGCATCGGTCATCAACTTTCCTAGTTGTGATGCTCTGAATAGTAATTGTTCCATTGATATAGTGTTTTAAATTGATAGTCAAATGTAGCAGCTATCAAGCAATACTTGACAACTGCCACAAATTTTAACATTTAGATTGAGGCTATGAATTGCCCCCTGTCTTGATTCATTAAAATCATTTGACGCTTCGCCTCCAGTTCATCACCTACCTCATGTAGCACATCGCCACTGCATGATTTGCTAATCTTGCTTAACTGTGCAAGTTCAGTCGCTTGCTGGATAAGTTCGCGCACATACTTCACATCCTGGTCATGCCCCTGCCCAAGACTGCCCTTCAACTTGAATGGCTTGTATGCGTCCTTGTTCTTGCGGTTAAGGTCACGGCCAAACACTTTTCCCAAACTTTGCGCTGCGTTCTTGAGGCATTCAGATTTCAATTTGCCAAACGCTAAGTCCATTGCATTAGCTTTCTTGTTCGATGGATTAAGCGCCCACTCGTTGCGTGCCTGTGGATCATTACGCAAATCATCGGGTACTTTATCTACCATGATGACTACTGAGGCTGCACCTGTTCTCCTTAATTCAAATCCGGAAATTGGGTGTGTAACTACCAGTTCTAGGGATGCCTGTACTTCATTGGCAATCGTAGACCACTTGAAATTCTCAGTTCGCCAATGGCCAAAGTAGATTTCATCTAAGGTCATTTCAATGTGGCTAATGACCAGCGTTGATGCTTTTTTGTCGGGTGTAAGTTCTACACCTGCGGGGTCAGGTTCTGCATTAAGCAGCTGTTGAAACTTTTGGAGTGCCTCCAAATTGTCTTTGTGATAACTCATAGATTTAAATTGATTTGATTACGAATATAGTGAATTAGTAGCGCATCAGACAATCGTTTAACTCTTGACAGTAGTTAAGAATTGCAAATGCGATAAGTGCGCCGATAACGTAGCGAAGGATAGTAGATGTGTTTTTCATGTTGCTTGTGATTTTAGATTTAAAGATTGTGCGTTACAGCCGCACCCCTGTTTGTTTTTAATAGAACATCGGAGCCATTGAATAGCTACCAAGTAGCATTACGTATTCACTTCCATCAAATGCGACTTTTACTTTTTTGCGGATGATTTGCTTATCACAAAGACAAGTTACAAAATCACCTTTACGTAATAAAACTTGTGCTGTCATTTTCAAATTAGAATCACCGATAAAAGTTGCAGTGATTGTTGTGCCGGGTTGAATTGTGTTTGTCATTGCTTTGTGTTTTAATGTTTGATTGATGGCACAAATATACACGGGTAACTTCTTACCTACCAAAAATCAATTGTTAAAATTTGTTAAAATCAGCAATGACGCGGGTTGTAGGAGCTATTTGTTAAATGTTACGCCCACGAATAGCTACCGTAATTCGGGAAAAGTTCAAAGTAAACACGCATCATTATAGCATCTGCATAGTCAGGTGACTTGCCATGCATGCGCGCTATCTCGTCTTTACTGATCACGGCTAGCTTGCCGTCTGCTTCGGGAGTGCGGCGGCGTATCATGTCCAGTTCTTGCACGATTACATCCCGGAAGCGGTCGACCTTAAACACAACCTTGTTTTGTTCTATGAGTTCTGCGAGTTTAAAATAGCATTCAGCTTTCTGATTCACATAGCGGTCTGGTTGTTTAGCCCTGCCACCGTTTAAAAAGCCTCTACACTTTAACGTATCCACTACACCACCCCCTACACCGTCCTCGTCACAGATTACGTTGCTTAGTTTGATGCTATGCTTTGTCACAAGTTCTCGAATATTTGTGACAACAGTTGTGATAGGTTGCTTGCGCAGCTCGTGAATCTCTATTAGATGCAGCCCATGCCACACGCATATCACCGTTCTATCTTTTCCAAGTCGCGCAATGTCGGCACTGATGAACTTATCACCTTTGCTTTCCTCATCACGGAAGCAGCGTACTAGATCATCATACTGGTATAAGTTGTCTATGGATTCATCATACTCCCAATCTCCATCCAATAGCCTTCGTCTGTCCACTTCAGGCAGCATGCGCAAAGTTTCAATATAAGAATCGGGCAGGTGTGTATTATCAGTTGCAAGTGATGGAATGAATGCAAGATGTGCCGGTAACGAATCATTCTTAAATGGTGAATAGAACTCATTGTATAGCCATCCCTTTGAAGGATTGTAGGTGAGTAGCATCTTTGGGGGCAAATCATATTCGCGTAGCTTATAGCGAATGCGTGACTGCAGAATATCAATAGCCCTTTTGCTAACCTGTGCGCACTCGTCTACGTAGCAGTCTGTCAACTCAAGCCCGCCTAGTGCATGGAACTCCGGATCTGACGGATACGCAAATAAATCTTTTAGTATTATTTCGCTACCATTTGCAAATGTGATAACGTGTGTTTGATTGTTGATTGTGAAGTGTTCATTTGGTGTAAGCCCTAACATGCTAGCCACTTCAAAGAAAGTCTTTAGCGTAGTCTTTTTTAGCGTGTCTAATTTACTACGACCGATTAGCCCACGTGTGCCCGGGTATTTGAATCTACGTGATATCTGCCATGCGCAACCGATGAATGACTTACTTCCACCAGCACCTCCACCGAATAGCACAACACGTGCCGGGTGAGAGTTACCCAACACGCGCAGTGCTTCGTTTTGTTTCGGTAGATATTCAATCATTAGAACGGTAAATCGTTCCCGCGCTGAGGTTCATCACTTGTAGCAGTTTCTTTCATTTCACTAATTACCCATGAAATAAATTTGACTCCGTTCTTTCCCTCCTTTGTCCAACCTGCAATGCGTATTGGTTGACCTGATTCGTTAGCACCTCCACCTGACCAATCAGGCTGATTGGGTGAAGTCTTTTTGTCGTTCTTAAATAGCACTCCTGTGCCAGGCTTGTGTGTGTAATTGCTCATTGATTTAATTATTGATTATGTTTATATCATCCATCATAAATGCGATTGTTATTTTCCCTCGCATGTTGCTAATCTCTGCTATTGTGAACTCTTCTTCGTCGATGCTATGGCCGTTGATGAATCCGACGTACACTTCTGTATCATCCGGGTAATTCTGCAACGCATCCCAAAGTTCACCAATGGTCATAGCTTGTACACTTCATTATCAGTTAGCAAGTAAAGTTCTTCCAGCAGCAGCCTCATGCTCATGTTATCGGTCATGCTTGGCCGCATACTTCGTTTAGCCGCTAAGATAAAAAGTTTACGCAGTAGTGCGTTCTCTTTTGCGATGTCGTATTGTTTCATTTATCAATACTCATTTTGTTGCTCAATCAATTCACGGTAACGCTCCATGCGGAATTCTGTGAACTGGTATGGCTTGTTCTTGTACACGCGAAATCGCATGTCGTTATCCCACTGCGGCAGCGCATCATACTCGCGCATAAGTGCAACCTCAAGTTGTGACGGCTTGTCACGTGTTGGCTCTTGTGCCGGGACTTGTAACATTTTTGCATCTATTTTTGTTACAACGTCCTGCATCGCCTCGGCCATTTGGGCGTGTGTGAAGATGTCGTAGATGTTGTTGTTACTTTGCTGCTCTTGCTTCATGCGATCAGTGATTAGTTGACGCTTTGGCATATACTTCACAATCCACTCAAAGAACACCTGCCCATCAATGCGATTGTACACGGGACCAAACTCACCCTTCATTGCCATACGAAAGCACACACGCAGTTCTTCAATTCGTAGGTAGTAGTATTCTTCCATAATCAATTCAGCTGTTAACATCAACTGTTGTGCATTCATCGGCTGTTGAAGATTAAAGTACTGCTGGCATTCATCCATCAATGCCACTAACACACCAAGTGCTGTTTGTTCACCTTTGTTTTTTTTCAGCTCACTCAGTGCTGGTGATGTCTTCGACGCCAAGATTTTCTGCAAGGTGACTTCGGTACTGTTTGCGGAACTGCTCAAGTTCGCTAGCGCGTTTTTCTCGTTCATTTTGAATTACGTTTTTTGGTTTTTGATTTTCAAATTTAGAATTGTTGTTCATCCAGTTGCGGACAGCGGCCTCCCAATTTTTCATTTTGTTTTTGCCTACCATCCATCCGTTGCTTTCGTAATGGTTAAAGAATGCCTTTGATTCAGTCAGCACTTTAGCATCAGGCCAAACATTCCCGGCTAATGCATTTTTACTTTTCATAAAATCAAATATCTCATCATACGTCGGAGCGCGGAAGCGCGACTTAGAAACATTAACATTCTCATTTTGATTTACATTTTCATTAGCATTGACATTTACATTATCATTTACATTTACATTAGCTTCTACCTTGCTTGTTGTTTGCTTCGGTTTTGCTTCCTGTTTGCTTACGACTTGCTTCACCTTTGCTTTAGTTCCGTTTTCGTACCGCTTCAGGTTCGCATCAAGTTGGGGTTTGATTAGGGTGAAGACAGTCTTAGCAACTCCCTTCACTTCGACCTCGTTAAAGTTCAATGCATATTCAAAGATTGCAGAATAGACTTGTGCCTGTGTATCTGCATCAAGTTCTTTAATCGCTTCGTAAAACGATCTATAAAAGACAGGTGATTCTCTCATAAGCAAAATACCCACCACTACACGCAAAGGCGTACCCGTAGCCGATTGGCTTATGGCAATGCGGTAGTGATGGGATTTGAAATGTTTTTCATACAGGTACGCGTTGCAAATATAGTCAAACTATACTTACTTCCAAATTAAAGTTGCAATCATAAAGCCTAATACTGCGCCTACTGCGAGTATCAACATCACTTTGCTATTGCTGTTGTCGTAGAAAGGTTCATCGTGTTGCACCGGCACTGGTTGCGGGCGTTCAACTCTTTTGATTGGTTGAATGGTGAGCTGCTTGCCGTGTGGTTTTGACTTTCTTTTTGATAGATCAATATCAACAAGCTTCTCATACTCTCTAAATATTTCATTCATCATAATCGGATTAGGCGTTGCTCCTATCCATCTTCCAGTACCTGCATCAACTCTTATTACATTCTTATTGGCCATAGCCCGCAGGAGATTATTACTTACTTCGTGACTATCACGCATCAAGTTTTTGTCAAAGGTTACATGGTGATAGCAGTCATTAATGAATGCTGAATACTTTGTCTTTGTTGTTTTTCTCATGACTCCAAATATGTTTTAATTGTTTTTGTGAATTCTTCAAATGACCTGCACACCTTAACGCAGTAGCCTGCATTGATAAGCTGTGCGTGAACGATTTTTTGCGTGTCTGAAAGTTTCCCTTTTTCGGTTTTCATCTCGATAAACAGTGCGTGGTATGGACCGTTGCTCATGCATATCATGAGGTCAGGCATACCCGGCATAGCACCCTCAGCCTTCAATAGATTCCATCTGCGTGCCCTTTGCACTGGTGTTCCACCGATGTAAACACCGTTAGGGAAGGAAGCAATCAGTGTGCGAGGGAATGAGTATCTAAACCACTCAACACACCGTTGCTGTATCTTACTTTCTTCATGCTTCATGTAGTAACTGTTTAGTTGCGCACCAAAATAAACCAACATAGTCACCATTGGTAGGTACTTCTACTACCGTCAAATCATTCTTCAACTCCATCCACTCCCAATGGCCCAATGGTGCGACCGTCACATCATGTCTAGTCGGCCACGGTGAATATTCAACCATGTTGATTGGCACAGGTGCATCAAACTTAACGATAAAGTTGAATCCGTGATCTATTGTGATAAGGTAGAACATGCGCTGCAACGTAAATACTTTGCGGTAGGTCACGTTCTTAAACCTGTCTACATCTTTGATTTGATACTCGATGAGCAGTTCGCTTTCGAGTTCTTCCTGCTGTTCGAGGTAGTCAAGATTCTGCATGATGTGCCGCCACTTTTTAGTGGACTCTTTTGGATTGAACGCAAGCCGTGACCACTCAGATAGAACCTTGCTGCTTACCCCTAGTTCCTTACTCATCTTGTGATGGGGGATGTTGCCGTAGTTCTTTTTGATGTAGTACACTTGCTGTGGTGTGGGTTGATTACTCATCGCCTTCGTGTTTTATTGTGATTTGTTTTACTAATTCATGCACCGGGACTTTGAACGCTTTAGCAAGCTTTTGCAGCTGCTCCAACTTGATGCTGTTGTTATCACGGCACCAGTTGTAGATTGTCTTTCTTTCCACGGGCACGCCGTGTTTTTGCATCGCCCGCAGTAGGGCAGACTTGCTGCCCATCCTGCGATTGATGTAGAGGGTTAATCTATCCTTGCTCATATATTTGGTCTTGCGTCTGGGAATAGGGTGTAGAACATTTCTCGGTGATACACCATGAACTGATGATGAAACACGCCTTCGCTTTCATACTTGAATTCATGCTGATTTTCATTGCGAGCCATAGATACTGACAGTTGCAGTTCGTCGATTTCGTCTTGTTCAATGGTGCAGCTTTTGTCGTTGGTTGCGCTAGGCATAATCTCCATACGCACCATGTTTTCGTTTACCATGCCGTATACACGGGAGTAAGTAAGCTTGTAGCTGTAATAGATTGGGAGTTTAAATTTCATTTTATTATT